ATTACCGACCGCTATTACGCCGGTTTCGCGGATCAGCTGAACTGATCGCCGCCACCATCGCCGCTCTCGATCGACAAAGGACACCGCCATGGGCCTTCCCCGCAAACTGAAGAACTTCAACCTCTACAACGACGGCAACAGCTATCTCGGCATCGTCGGGGAATTCACCCAGCCCAAGATTGCCGCCCAGATGGAAGAGTGGCGTGGCGGCGGCATGCTCGGTCCGATCAAGATCGACATGGGGCTGCAGCCCATGGAGGCGGAATTCATGGTGGGCGGTCTGGTCACCCAGATCATCCGCCAGTTCGGCATCCCGCGCGTCGATGGCGTGCTCCTGCGCCTGGTCGGGGCCTATCAGCGCGATGACGGCAGCGCGCCGCTGGCGGTCGAGATGGTCATGCGCGGTCGCTATGAAGAGATCGACATGGGCAACGCCAAGGCCGGTGAGGACACCGAGCACAAGGCCAAGATGCCGCTCGCCTATTACAAGCTGGTGGTCGATGGCCGTGTCGAGATGGAAATCGACATGATCAACGCGATCCTGCTGGTCGATGGCATCGATCGCTACGCCGAGATCCGCGCCGCCATCGGACTCTGACCTATTCGATTCCGCACGCGCTGCCATTGGGGGACTGCGCGAGCGGGGCAGGGCCGGGGGTGTGTTAGGTGCCCCCGGCCCGATCCATCCTCTCCCCCTGCAATGTGAAGGCTCCCCCAGATGACCACCGAAACCACGCCCCCCGCCAACAGCGCCGGCGCGTCGCGCTTCTCCGACCCGATCGAGCTGGTCGAGCCGATCGTGCGCGGCGAGACCCGGATCACCAGCCTGATCCTGCGCAAGCCCAAGTCGGGCGAGCTGCGCGGACTGACCTTGCAGGATCTGCTCACCACCGATGTCACCACCATCATCACGCTGGTGCCGCGGATCTCAGATCCCATCCTCACCGATGCCGAGGCGCGCGAACTCGACCCGGCAGACCTGGCCGAAATCGGGAGCGTGATTCGCGGTTTTTTTCTGACCCGGGCAGAGCGGGCGCTGATCGAGAGGATGACGTCCGGGGAACCGGTGTCGATGAACTGATCGCCGACATTGCCGCGATTTTCCATTGGCCGCTGTCAGAGCTGGAGGCGCTGGATTTCGAAGAGCTGATCCACTGGCGCAGCAAGGCGGTCGATCGATGGAACCGGATGCACTGCGGCAAGGATTAACGAGCGGATGGAGCAAGAGACGTGAGCAACAAGCTGTCGCTGCTGGTCAACTTCATCGGGGCCGACAAGCTCTCCGGCTCGATCCGCAACATCACCGGTGCCAGCAAGAAGGGTTCGATCGCGCTCAAGGCGATGGGCGATGAATCGCGCCGCCTGAAGCGAGAGCTCGCCGATGTCGGTAAACAGATGCAGTCGGCCACTGGCAATGTTACGGCGCTCATCAACCGCGAGCGCGATCTTGCGCGCCAGCTCGAATTCTCCAACCGCCAGATCGAGCAGCAAAAGGCCAAGCTGGGGCAGCTGGCGGCCATCGAGCGCAAGACCGCCGATCGCAAGGCCATGGCGGCGAACTTGATTTCGTCTGGCCAGTCTGACCTGGCCCAGGGCGCCTCGTTGTTCGCGCCGCTGATCCTCGCGACCAAGGCTGCCGCCGACTTTTCGACCGGCATGGTCGATATCCAGCAAAAGGCCGACCTGTCTGACGCTGCCACCCAGCGCCTGCAGAACACGATCGTCCAGGCTGCCCAGGCATCCAGGCAGCTGCCCGAGAACATGCGTCAGGCGGTCGACGTGCTGGCTGGCAAGGGCCTTGATCCGCGCCAGGCCGTACTGCTCGCGCCCGCGATCGGGAGGCTCGGCACCGCCTTCCGCGTCGATCTGAGCGATGGCGCTGCTGCGGCCTATGCCAATCTCAACAATCTCAAGGTGCCGATCAGCCAGACCAGCGCCGCGCTCGATGTCATGGCGGCGAGCGGCAACATGGGCGCTTTCGAGGTCCCCGACATGGCGCGCCACTTCCCGGCGCTCACCGCCCAGATGCAGGCACTGGGGGCCAAGGGCGTGCCGGCGGTGGGGCAGCTGTCCGCAGCCCTGCAGATCGCGGAGAAGGGCACCGGCAATGCCGACCAGGCGGCGAACAACATCCAGAACCTGCTGACCAAGATCAACGCGCCGGCGACGGTGAAGGCCTTCGAGAAGAATTTCGGAATCGACCTGCCTGCTGCGATGAAGAAGCTCGAGGCCCAGGGCTATGACACGGTTGAGAGCATCGCGATGATCACCAAACAGGCCACCGGCGGTGACCTGAAGAAACTCGGATATGCGTTCGAGGATATGCAGGCCCAGGGCGCGCTGCGCAGCCTGATCCAGAACCTCGACGAATATCGCAATATTCGAGACAAGTCCCTGAAATCCAGCGGGGTCATCGACAAGGCCTTCGATCAGCGCGTGCTCAAGGATGCCAATGTCAGCTGGGAAGCCTTCAAGGGCACCGCCTCGACGCTGGCGATCACGCTCGGCACCACGCTGCTGCCCGTCATGACCGAAGCTCTGTCTCAGGTCAGCACCATTGCCATGGCCGTGTCGAACTGGGCGCAGGAGAACCCTGAGGCCGCAGCGACGATCATCAAGCTGGTCGCCGGGCTTGCGGTCTTCAAATTGGGGCTGGGGGCGGCAAAGATTGCCCTGGGGGGCATCATCGGCCCGTTCGCCACGGCATGGGGCTGGTTTCAGAAGCTGCGCGCGCTGGGCGTGCTCAGCAAGGGCCTTTGGCTGCTGCGATCGGGTGCATGGATCGCAGGGCAGGCGATCATGTTTCTTGGCCGGGCCGCTATGGCCAACCCCATCGTGGCCCTGGCGGTTGGCATCGGCGTTGCCGCATATCTCATTTATAAGCACCTCGACACCATCAAGGGATGGTTCACCAGTGCTGGCAACTACATCATCAGCTTTCGCAACAGCATGGGGGCGATGGGCAGGGCGATCATTGACGGCTTGATCGCGGGGATCCTCGGCAATCCCATGGGCGTCTTCAACGCTCTCAAGCGCATCGTCGGTATCGGCATCGACAAGATCAAGGCGTTTCTCGGCATCAAGTCGCCGAGCCGCCTGTTCATGGCGCTCGGCGGGCATGTCAGCGCGGGCATGGCCATGGGAATCGACGGGGGCAGGCGACGCGCCATCCAGTCGGCTCAGCGCCTTGCCGAGGGCGTAGCGAAGGGCGGCATGCCCCACCTTGCCGCCGCCGGCGCACCGATCCGCTCTTCAGCTGCTGCCTCAGCGGGTGGCGGGTCACCGCTCGGTGGCGGACCGGTCACCATCCATATCCACCAGCTCCCCGGAGAGGATGCGAAGGCTCTGGCCAGGCGCGTGATGAGCGAGATCGAGAGCGCCAAGGGCGTACGCCGCCGCTCCAGCTATGAGGATGATTGATCAATGCGCTTCCCACCTTCGCTCAACCTGCCGTTCGACAAGGCCCGGGGCCGGGTCGACCAGGTGCGCTCCGATGCGCGCCGGCTTGACGATCTGTTCGGTGCGCTGACTGCCACCCCCACGCGCGACACCTCGGCCCTGCGCACCGCGGGGCTGCCTCAGGGTACCGAGCTGATGGTGCTCGGCATGTTCGTCTTCGGCATGAAGAGCCTGCCGTATCAGGAATACCAGCGGCGGATGAGCTGGCGGCACGCAACCAGTGAGCGCCATACCGAGCGCGCCGCCGCGCAATATGTCGGCCTGGGCGAAGACACGGTGAGCTTAACCGGCGTCTTGGTGCCCGAGGTCGCGGGAAGCTTTGGCGCGATCGACAATCTGATCGACATGGCCAGCACTGGCGACAACTGGCCTCTGCTCGACGGCGCGGGCCAGATCTGGGGCAGCTATCGCATCGAGAATATCGACCTCAGGGGCACGTCGATCATCTCTGGCGGTATTGCACGGCGCACCGAGTTCGCTGTCGATCTGGTGCGGCAGGATTAGCCAATATGGCCACAAACAAGGCAGCATGCCGCCTGGTGCTCGATAATGGCGTCGACCTGTCGAGCCGGATCAATCCGCGCATTATCGACCTGACCCTGACCGAAAAGCGGGGCGGGGAGGCTGATACGCTCGATCTCACCATCCACAACCACGATGGCCAGCTCGCGCCGCCCAAGGTCGGCAAGGTGCTCACGCTCGCCCTGGGATGGAAGAGCGGCGACGATGTGCTGCCCGGCATGGTCGACAAGGGCAGCTTCCGGATCGACGAGATAGAGCGCAGCGGTCCGCCGGACATCATCACCATCCGTGCGCGCTCTGCAGATCTCACCGGCGACTATCGCACGCGCCGCACCAAGAGCTGGGTTGATACCACCCTCGGCGCGATCATCCAGACCATCGCCGGGGAGAACGGCTTTTCCTCACGCATCACAGGCGAACTGGCGGCAATCCCGATCAAGGCGATCGAGCAGGCAGGCAAGAGCGACATGGCCTTCGTCCGCGATCTCGGCCGCCGCTACGATGCCGTCGCCACGGTCAAGGCGGGCACGCTCATCTTCATGCCGCTGGGCTCCAGCACCACCCCCAGCGGCAAGGCGCTGCCCACCCTGCGCTTGACCAAGGTCGATGGCTGGAGCTGGAGCTTTCGGCATGAAGAGCGCACTGGGGCCGATGGCGTCAGCGCCGAATATCACGATCAGGATTCGGGCCAGCGCAAGACGGTGACCACCGGCGGCACCAAGCCGAAAAAGCTCAAGAAGGTCTATGCCAGCAAGGCGGATGCCGAGAAGGCCTCGAAATCCGCCGCTGACAAGGCAAAGCGCGGCGCGTACAGCTTCACCTATGATCTCGCCTTCGGGGATCCGGCAATCACGCCCAACATGCCCGTGCAGCTTCAGGGCTGGGACAGCGAGATTGACGGGATGAAATGGCTGGTTGGCGAGGTGACAACGCGGTTCGGGGCTGGGGGGTTGGTAACGGCGATCAAGCTGGAGAGCGCGGGGTGATCATTTGTATTCGATCCACTCATCGACGCGATCGAGTCTGAAATCGCGGCTTGCCTTCCGCATCGTGCAATAGCCGCTGATATAGGGGCCAACGATGCGCCAGTTGACGATCTCCCGGTCAGTTATCACCCCATCGGCGTCGACATAGACAAATCGCGCCATCTTGCCCGACTTTTTCCGGGGGCGAGCTAAGCCAGAGCTGCTGCGCGGCGGGTGGTACACCACCGCTTTGGGCTGCGGTGTCGCGGTCACGTAGCCATCGCTAAGCGCGACCTCCCGCCGTTGCGCCTCAGACTTCGCGGCACGCCTCGCCAGGTCAACCTGTTCGGGTGTGCGATCGAGCTTAACGCCTTCGTCTGAAAGCAGGGCTCCCTGCATAATCCCCGGTACATCCGACGCGGGCTTTTCAGGAAATGTCCGGCGCGCCGCGATGCGGACCAATGCTCCAAATCCGACAATCACAAGCCAAACCGCTATCATCATCAGAAAATCGGCTGCTTCCACACGTTCAGACGCTGGAGCGCTGTTATTGGCGGAAGGGTCTATGGCGACTGCAAGCGTAAGCACGGGCAGGAACGTCGTAATCGTGAACGCTGCCCACCATCGCGATGGAAACCCGATCCGGTGAGGAACGGCCAGGCCGATAAATCCCCAAAGCAGAAGCGCGAAGGACACGACACCAAGCAATGGCCCGATGACGCCCGTCACGGCTAGACCTTCCTCATCACGGCCACGACGCGCCCGATGATCGCCAACTCCCCGTCATAGGCAACCTCATCGCGGATGGAGGGATTGTCGCTCATCAGGCGCACGCCGCCGTCTGGCTGCGGCCGCAGGCGCTTGATCATGCCTGCCCCGCCGAAGGCCACCGCCCAGATGCGGTCGGCCATATTGAGCGTCTGCTGTGTGGTATCGATCAGCACGATGTCGCGATCGAGGATCGTCGGCATCATCGAATCGCCTGCACCATGCGCGAAGAACAGATGCTGCGGTGAGGCACGGGTAAACTGCACCAGCCAGTCGGCAGGAAAGACCCGCTCGATCTCGGTCACCGGAACGCCGTCGATCCACGTCGCGCCCATCCCGTAATCGAGATCGATTTCCTTGATTCGCACCCCGCCAACCTGGTGGGCGATATCCTCCGATGTCGGGATCGGGAGCGCGCCTTCGCTGGGATCGTCCGTTTCGCCAGTCAGCCATTGAGCGGTCGTTTGAAGCTCGCGGGCAATGCGATGCAGGTGTTTTGACCCAAATGACTGGCCGCTTGTTATCTTGGCAATTGCAGCCTGCGACACACCAACCCGTTGAGCTAAGCCATTCTGGCTAAAGCCCATTTCTTCCATGCGCTGCCGCACTCGCTCGGGGTCGATTCGCCCTAGGTCGGTCATACCTTAGCGATAACCACCATGGTTATAGCCCGCCTGTGTATTTTGGTGCTTGACTGGTCTATAACCTTGGTTGTAACTAGTTGTCATGGAACAGCCACTCACCCCCCACGAGGCGCTCCGCCTCTGTCTCCGCAAAGCAGGATCGCAGGAAAAGCTCGGCCTTGAGCTGGGCTGCTCGCAGACCGCCGTCTGGAAGATGCTGCATTCATCGCGCCGCATGTCGCACCAGTTCGTGCTGATCGCAGAGCGTGCCTTCGACGTGCCGCGCCATGTGCTCCGGCCTGACATCTATCCGCATCCGGTCTTGCAGCCTGAGGCGATCGAGGACTCGCTCGAAGCGCCACTGCGCGATCGCTTCTGCGGAATTGACCTGGGCACACCCCAGCGCATGACGGCGGGTGCCCGCCGGTGACCGCTGCATCCCCCATTCAGATCGGCCGCTCGCAGACCGGCCCCATTTTCCAGCGTGGCTTTGCGCTTCCCGATGCGCTGGAACATGAAACCTGTCGATCAGGAGCCTGCGCGCCGGTGGCCGTGCGGGAAGGGATAGCCTCCCTTCAGACTGTCCTGTCTCGCACGGCCACTTTTGTCGCCAGCGCCTTTGCGCTGGGTCAGGCTTCCGCTGCCCGATCATCGTCCGCCCCCCGGCAGCGCCTCTCGGTGGTCACCCCTGCCCACCGTTCCGGCAAGACCTGGTCTGCCAGTGTCATTCTCGCCGCGACAGCCGGTAAATCCGTCCATCGCACCGGAGATGCCGCATGACTGATCGCCGAGACATCGTGCTGCCTCCCGATCAGCAGGAACTGAAGACCGCCTGCCGCGCCCTGGTGCGCGCATTTGGCGGTCAGGAAGCCGCCGCCTCGCGCCTTGGTACCCGCCAGCAGCGCATAAGCGATTGCATCAACCCCCACACCGAGAGCTTCCTGCGCGTCGATGAGGTCGCGGCGCTCGAGCATGAGACGGTGGGCCTTCCTGGCCATCCCCATGTGCTGGCCACTCGGGCGCGGCAGCTGGGCTATGAGCTGGTGCGCACCCCTACGATTACCGCCACCGGCAAGGATTTGCTGGTGCTGTTCGCGCAGCAGAGCAAGGAAAACAGCGATCTCGCCCAAGCGATCGTCGAGACCACCGCCGACGGCTTCATCTGCCGCACCGATGCAGAGCGCATCGAGCGCGAATGCGACGACATCATCGCCAATGCCATCGCCATGCGCGCCGAAGCGCGCCTGATCATCAGGGAGGCCATCCGGTGAGAGATCGCGAAGGGGAAGGTCTGACCACGCGCATGCGCAAGGGGTTCGTGCAGTGCCCGCACTGTAATGCACCAGCCACCATCCGCACGTCGGAATGGGTCAACGAGACGGTGAAGGATCTGTACCTGATCTGCCTCAACACCGATTGCGGCCACACCTGGAAGGCGCAGCTCGCGGCGGTCTTCACCCTGTCGCCGAGCGCCATCCCCAATCCTCAGATCAACCTGCCGATGGCGCCGAGCGACTATGTCCGCAGACGCTATCCCGAGAGCGCGCGCGAGCCGGGCAATGACCCCGGCCATGATCCGCGCCAGATCCCGATGTTCGGCTGACCGCTGGTCGCCGCGCACCGCCTGACCTCCCCCATCCCCCATCCCCCAATCGCCAACGCCTTGTTCGTCACCCGCAATTCCGGGGCTGCTGCCCCGCGCCATGAAGGCCCGCAATGAACCTTTCCGATCAGATTATCGCCGACCTGAAACAGATGTTCCGGTTCAAGTCGGCCAAGGGTGCCTGGCTGCAGCAAGGCCAGTGCCCGCAATGCGACAAGTGGGAGGCCTATTGCGCTGCCGAAGACCCCAAGATCGT